CCGAGTTGGTCTTGTTCGATTGGCTTTCGCAATGCTCGATAACGACATTGTTGGACCCGTAGGTCCAGATGCCAACGCCGGCTTCATCGACATTCGGGTTGTTGGAATTGCCGTTGTCGTAGGCCAGGCAGTAGCGGATCACGCCACCATCCGTGCGGGACAGACAGATGCCCGAGCCGGAATTGTTGGAGGCGGTGGTGAGACCGGGATTGCTATGGGAGGTACAGTCGATGATCGTCACGTTGGTGTGGCGCACCGCCTGGGTCTCATCCCCGGCCCAGACGAAAATGCCCATATCGCCGTTGGCATGTGTCAGACAGCGATCGATCAGCACGTCATCGTATTTGGCGCCATCATTGGCCCCGACAAAGATACCGCGGCGGGCGTAGTTCTTGGCCTCGCAGTTGATGACCTTGATACCCTCACGCTGGTTCGTTCCCGTGAGCCAGAAGAGAATGCCATCATCCACCGGGTTCGTGGCCGAGGCTGTCACCAGGATGTCCTGCACCGTGACGTGCGAGACGTTTTCCATGTAGACGGCGTTGGTCCATTCCCAAGAGACGATTTCCGGCCTGCCACCCAAACCATAGGCCCCGAACACGATTGGCTTTGCAGCCGTGCCGCTGGTGGTGTTCCAGATCATGTCGCCATTGAAGACGGTGTCACCGGCCAGCAAAAGCCGATCCCCGGGCAGAAGCCCGCTCCAGGTCATGTCCAGAGAGGCCCATGGCGTCGAGGGACTGGTGCCGTTGTTGGCGTTGTTGCCGCTCGTCGGATGGATATAAAAGGTGCGATCCGGCCACAGGGGAGCCTTGATCTCGACGATGCGGGTGCGGTATCCGACCCCGAAGCCACCGATATTCGTGCTGGTGGCTTCCCAGCCCCCGGCAGGCTCGAGCATCCGGAAACCAGCCACCTGCCCGCCTGAAACGTCATGCGCGAAATTGACCGTCCCCGTCGGCGGGTTCGTTTCCAGATCGCCGAATGTGTTGCGGTTGCCACCAAAGACCAGGACATGGCTGGCCCGGTCCGGCACATCCATGGCCAGGGCCGGATACTGGATGTTCGTGCTCGAGGCACCAAACATGCTGGTCGCCCCGATCCCGCCATGATTGCGGTAGACGGCGACGACCATGATGTTGGCATTGGACCAGGTGCCGGTGCTGGTCTCGGAGCCATCGGCAATCCGGTAGCCCGTGCGTTCGGAGCACGCAAAGCCCGATCCGGTCCCGATGTTGGTATAGCCGGATCCCAGGTTGGGCGGCGTGGTGCTGCTCACCCGAAAGGTGAACACGACGATCAGGTCACCGGCCTGGATCCCGATCCCCGACAGATCGGCGCTCAAGGTGCCCGTGGCAGAGCCGATGAACTGGATATCGCGGCTCACGGGCTACTCCATCGGGTGATTATGAAGAGAGGGAGGCAGGGGATCCCTGTTCGGGATCCCCCAAGGCACGTCGTCCGATCAGAGTGCGAAGATCCGGTTGGCGCCGTTATCCCAGACGCACTGCACATCCGTGCCGTTCGGGGTGAGCGGCAGACCGGCACCCTGATCGATCAGGGCCACCAGACGCGATGTGCCGGCCGTTCCCGTATCGACATAGATCAGGATGGCCTCTATCGTGTCACCGGCCACATTGGCGAACGTCACGTCATCGGCATCGAAGACGCCGTTGGTCAGGGACTTGTTGGCCAGCGTGACCGGCGTTCCGACCACACCGGTCACCTCGTCGTAGAACTCGTGCGCCGAGCTGTACGTATAGGTGCCGGTGTCGATAAGGGCAGCCTTGACGACGCCGCTTGAGAGATTGAGGCCACCAGCGAGGGCCGCCTCTTTTGCCTTGGGGTAGATGACAGAAGCCATGATCGTTTATCCCACGATGATGTAGAGCGTTTGCGGATCTTTGGGGTCCAGGGCGTTGTATTCCGACTGGGTCATCTTCAGGATCGCCTGAATATCATCTGTCGGAGCAATGCCGAGATCCCCGGCGACGGCGGAACCAGAGAGAGCAACGAGTTCATCACCCGCCGCATCACCGGTATCGATGTAGAGGCTGCCGATATGCTGGCCGATCGTCGTCGGAGCGAAGGCGATCTGGATCGCGGCATGTTCCCCTGGTTGGAGACGCGAAGGGATCGGCGACTTCACCACGAAGTCACCGGTCAGGGTTGAGCCGAAGATATGGACATCGCCGTAGCCGGTATTGGTGAGAACCACGACCTGGGCAGGCGATTCCGTCCCTGTTCCACGCTCATCGAAGGTGAGCTGCGCCGTGGAGAATTTGATCTCCTCCTTGCGCCGCTCGAATTCGGTGTCACGGATCCGGCGACTGGAACGGGATGTGTCGATGATCCCCTCGCGAGGAACATACCCCTCCATCAACGGATCGTCTTCATCACTCATGGAAGCTCCTTATCTGGATCACAGACCCCAGTTGGCCTGAGGCAGAACGACGAAACGGTGTGTGGCCGAGGTCAGATCGACGGAGACCCCGGACAGGTTGAAGCGTGACACCGTGATGGTGTTGGCGCCTGTCACCTGGGCTGACATCAGCACGCGGTTCGTGGATGCTCCCAGATTGATGGAGAACCCGAGCACCACATCCCCTGTCGCCACGCCGTTCAGGGTGAAGTCGTGGGAATCCGAGGCGTTGTCGGCAAGCGCCGGCCAGTCATGCGTGATACTGCCGACGATCAGTTCGCTGGCGGTGATGGCGCCGATTGCCGTGCGGGCTGCCGCAGGTGTGGTGGTTTCCAGCAGGGCCTGGCCTGTGGCGCCGGGGGTGATCCCGGCCAGCGTGGTCAGGTTGGCAGATTGATCCTGCTTGCCGTTCTCGACGGCGGTGACCCGGGGCTCCAGCAGGGCGGCCTCATTCTCAACCGTGGTAACTCGCCCTTCGACCGCAGTGATGTCGCCTTCGGCGGTGGTCATTCGCCCTTGCAGACTGGTGACATCCCCCTCTGCCGTGTTCAGTCGGCCCCCATGTGTCGTCAGCGTGCCTTCTGCCGTGGTCATGCGCCCTTCGAGCGCATCAATGTCATCCTCTGCCGTGGTGACCCGGCCTGTCAGGGTCACGGCCGCATTCTCTGCATTGGTGACCCGGGTGGTCAGCGCCGGTAGATCGGTCTCAAGCTGTCCAATGCGCCCGTCCATCGCCATGAGCGTGTCGAGCTCATCGAGGAAGGTCTGCATGTTGTCGGCGACATAAAGCAGCTGGGTCAGGTTGGCATGAATGGCCAGCAGCTCGGTCATGTTGGTGGCGACACTGTTCACCGCAGCGATGTTGGTGGCCACGGTCACCACATTGGCGAGGTCGTCATGGACCACGAGCAGCTGGGCCCGGATCGCATACAGATCCAGCAATGCCGACAGGTTGTCGTGAAGACCAACCAGTGCCGGCATGTTGGTGTCGATCACCAGGAGTTCGGTGATGTGGTTGTAGAGCAGATCGAGCTTGAGGATCTCCTCGTTGAGCTTGTCGATCGCACTGATCGAACCATGCACCCGGAAGACTTCCGCCATGTGGGTGGAGACGTGCTTCACGTAATCTAGGTGCTCGGCCACAGTCCGCACAACGGTGTAGGACTCGCCGAGCATCTTATCGACGAGTACGGATTGGTTCCCATCAGGGTGGAAGACGGTCCGAATAGCCATCAGACAAAGCCTCTCTGCTCGAGCTTCGAATGCGTCGTATGGGTGGTTTGGTTCACCAGATCGCGTTGCTCGACATCGCGGCAGAACGCTTCGTAGGCGGCGAGGAGCTCTTGGCTCTTGATCAGATTTTCTTGGCCATTCATATGGCTGAAAACTTTATGCGCGATATACATTTTCAGCGCATTTTCAAGATAATGCGGCAAATGGATTATCTGGTCAAGAACATTGTCCGGACCGCCGAGCCGGTCATCCAGCAAGGGATGCTGCGCCTGGTAGACCACGGAGAGCGGATCACCAGCGATCGGACGGGGTACCTGCAGGACATGCGGTTGGGGTGTGAAGAGCGAATCCTCCCGCCCGGCATCGTTCAGCGGATAGGGCCAGCCTTCCACGCTTTGCACCCGCAGGATCTTCACCACATCATCGATGAAGGGTTCCTCAGGCATGTCCTTGATGTAGGGAAATTCGGCTGTGGAGGCGGAGGATTCGGCGAATTTGGGATGCAGATGGTAATTGGTGATGTGGGCCACCTGCTCGATCAGCACATGCTTTTCCCGCAGGATGAAGCGCGTGAACAGCGCCAGCAGACCATCATTGGTGTGCTGCAGGATCTGGGGCCATTTCTCTTGGAGGATCTCCCCGGATCCGGAGCGACTGACCGAGAGATTGGACAGCTCGCCATAGGAGAGCTGACGGAAGAGTTCGATGACTTTCATGGCGCTCTCGATAATCGCGTTGAAAATAACACGACATTATCTAGGCTATTTTCATAAAAATATCAAACGATATAAGAGCTCAAGGATGAGGGATTTTCTTCAATCTCATCATCCGCAAACATATCCGGCCCGCCATTGTGCCCGATCATGGGCCGCTCATCCTCCTGGGTCGGTTTCCAGGCATTCAGGTACATCAGCATCGAGATCGTATCGATGCAGTCATCCTTGCCCTTGAGTCCGTTCTTGGTGGCCAGGCGGATCTGGCCATAGAAGTGCCCCATGATCTTCGAGGTCTTCCATTCCTGCGGGAAATACATCTTGCCGGCCTTGAACAGAGGCACCACCAGATTGAAGCGGGTGAGCTTGTTCTGGATCGGTCGGATGCCCGGGGCGCCGGACTTCTCCGAAGAAGCGAAATTGAACCAGATGTTACGCTGCATCATTTCCGACTGCAGCCACTTGATGAAGGCCAGCTGCTGACCCGAGACCTCGATCCCGACACTCTGTGGCCGGTATTCCGAGACCATCCGGAACAGGGTGTTGACGGTCTTGTCCATGGTCTGGCGTTCGCATTCACCATCGACCCAGAACCAGTCGCCCTGAGAATTGTAGGCCCAGACCGAGATCACCGAGAAATCCGCCGTCTGCTTGTCGGAGGTGGCGAAGTCGGTGGTGATGTAGAAGTTGAACTGGTTGCGCCGGCTGAGCAGCTGGACGCGGGAATATTCCCGGATCTCGGCATCCTGAACGAGACGCTCCTCTTCGGAGGAGATGCGCAACATCAGCTCCTGCATGAAGCCCTCGACCTTCCCGGTCAGAACGGCATTCTGGTATTGCTCGACGATGAAGTCGTAATCGAAGCGGTCCTCCCAGGCGCCGATGAACTCCTCCTTCGAGCACGGGAAGCGTTCACAGACCGGCCAGACGTTCACATCCCAGGCGCCGGATTCGACCGCCTCGATCATGATGTCGTCCTTGTTGAAAGGCGTGCCGTTGAAGATGATCTTGCGGCGGGTCGGATCCAGAGCGTAATTCACCCCCTTGTAGACCGTGTCCTTGATCGCCTCCATCGAAGCCCTGGATTTGGCATCGTCATCCGAGACAAGGTCGTCGAGCACGGCCAGCGGCGGGCGCTTGCCGAAGATCTTCGTACCGCGCAGACCGGTCTTGGCGCCAAACATCTTGCAGCCCAGCCGGTGTCCATCCCGGTTGGTGAACTCGATGTAATTGTCGGTGAAGTGGGCCTGGGGGATCCATTCCTGCAGGAACGCACTGTTGTGGTAGCGGAACTCGACGTTCTTGCGGGCTGCCTTGACGCCGTTCTCCATCGAATCGGAGACGTAGATCATCGCCTCGATCTTGCCGAATCCCGGCAGGTAGCCGTAGAAGGCCAGGAACAGGATCAGGTACTCGAAGAAGAGCGTGGTCTTGGCCGCACCACGGAAACACAGGTTGACGATTTGGCTTGCGGGACTGGTGAGCTTGTCGAGCATCTTCAGATGCACGGGCGGGGTCTTGTGGCTCTCGCCTTCCTCCCCGTTCACCAGCTTGATGAAATTCATGAAGATCAGGGAGAACTGCGAAGGCACGTAGGAGCCGTCGTTGAGATCCGCGTAATCGACCTCATCGAGCCATTCATCCAGAGCCTTCTTGATGATGACCCGATCCGACATGGAGTGCATGATGTGGTCGTCGGCGACCTCAGACATCACTCACGTCCTCCGGTGCGGGACGCTGAACCAGACGGGAACCTGCCACATCGATCGTCTTCATGTTGCCCTCGGCAATCAGACCCCGCTGCTGTTCGGCAAGCTGAACCATCATCTCCCGCATTTCCTTCATGCCGGAGGAATCCTCGTTGTTGATGTTGATCTGGAAGCCCTTGTTGGCCTCAGGCTTCTTCAGATGGGTGAGCAACGAGTTGGCCGCTTCCGTGCGCACCTTCTCCGAGTTGGCGTTCAGCATCAGATCGGCCTGGACGTTCAGGGCCTTCTGGAAGAGATCCTGATTCAAGACCCAGGTCGGCACCAGGGACTGTTCCATGATCAGGTTGACCAGACGACCGCGGTGGTAGGCTGACACGATGGAGGCGATGTCCTTGGGCAATGTGCAATGTGCC